AGGGCAAAGCACGTGCTTCCGTAATCCCCCAATTAACTGCGTTTATCTGATAGTCGTAGGGTAGTATTGGTTTCCCATTAGAGTGCGGATTTAACCCCTTAACGAACGCCTCCGTAGACTCAAGGGTTTGTTTATCCCCTAATTTCGGGTATTCTATCGTTAAATTACGGTGTTTTGCGAACTCAATAATATAGTTTAAAAGACCAACGTAAACTTCTCCACCAAAGACGTTGAACAAACGGATTTTACCGTCCCATTGTCTGGCACGAAATGCAGGCATAAACTTAGCACCTGGAACTTCAAATGTAAAGAAATCTGATAACTCGTGTGCTATCCCACTCTCACATTCTACGTTTAGAAATACGTCATCTTTGACGTGTACTACTATATCACTCATTATATATTATACTACACCTTGGGTATATTTTAAGAAATCTATTGCGTTTTTAATGGCAAATCCACGAACGGTAAACATTTTACAAACTTCGTCTAGATACTTAACTAATTCTTCTTGTAAAGCAACTCTTGCTTCTGCTTCAACTACTATTGGGTCAACTTTGACATACTCTTTAACTTCTCTATCCTTTAACACATATTCATATGGATCAGGATCGTTGCCGTTATAATAATTGGTTCTTCCTAACGATACTCTATATAGTTCGGTTTTTAATTTCCTTAATTTCAAACGTTCTCGTAATACCATTTTAAGGTATTTGTTGTGTTTGAGCGGAGTTGCTAATGATTCTCTAGCAAGTAGTGTCTCATCGATATACAAGTCTTTATCTACTTGCTGTTCAAGTTGTTCTATATTCATACCCCTATTATACCCTACTTTCAATCAAAAGTAAAGTTTTTTATGAGATATTTATTCTTCAAGTGACATATAGTCGAACTGTAGAGTTATATCTGTTAATAACTCTTCTGCAGATTCATTGTTGAATTGTAATTCGCCAAGGATAGTAGGGAACATGTTATGGAATGTGTACACAATATCAGTTGTGTTTTTATTATTTGATAATATATGCAAAGACGCAGTAGTAAAAAGTTTGTCTTGGTCATCGGTTCTATCGCCTGGACTTGGACCACCAGCATTATACATCCATTTTAATACTTCATTATAATTGGTTAAATCTTCATCAACAAGGAATGTAACCATTAAAGGTGCCCAAATTGTTGTAGTTGATTGTATGTATTTTCTTCCAAGGACTGGGTTTGCAACTGGAACTTCATTTGTTGTAATTGTAGGTAACATTGCTGTTTTCAACCATAGGTCTACTCCAGGAATTGCTCCTATTACTAATTTGAAATTAGTGCTTTTTGCTAAGTTTAACTTTTGATTCTTCATAAGACTATTTATAAAGTTTATAGGCCCAAAAAAACCCCCAATAAAGGGGGTTTAGGGAATCTCAGCTTTTAGGAGAGATCCAACGGTTTTCCCAAGGTAGGGGGAAACTGTTTTTGCTTTCTTATTAGATGTTAGTTACAGTGAACTTACGGAAATAAGGGTTAGCACCAGCGGCACCAGAAGCAAATGGGTTCATAGTGATTCCATAACGAGTCTTGAATCCAAGACGTGGCTGGAAGTCTTCTTCACCAATTGATTTCATCATTTGTAAAGGAACGTATGGGCAGTAGAACATACCAGCATCATACATATTAGCACCTTTAAAACCAACAGTAACAGTATCAGTTGACGCAAATTGGTCAATGAATACTTTATACTTACCACCTAACGTACCAGCAAATACTGAGTTAGTAGTATCAGGTTGAGCACCATTGTCAACAGACATATTAGGAACTGCCATTGAAGAAACCATATCTAGAGCAGACGCAACGTCTGGAGATACGATTAACCAATTACCACGACCACGACCAGTGTTCTTAGCGATTAAGTTTGCTTCTTTGTTGATTTGAACTAGAAGTGACTTATAACGTTCACCACCCCAACGAGCACCAGCATTATCAGCTGCGTCAGCAACGTCAAAAGTACCAGCAGTAGTAGTACCTGCGGCACAACCAGCAACTGCTTGTGTTTGGATAGTACCAATGATTTCACGATTGATTTCCGCAAGAATCTCACCAGAAAGGATATTCGATAATTCAGACTCAGCGTCTAAACCATGAATTGCTTTCAAGTCTTGAGCAAGTTCAGTAGAGTATTTTGCTTTAAGAGCTTTAGTCTTAGCAGTAACACTTGACTTCTCAATTGAGAAACTCATTTCAGCGTAAGTAGTAGCACCGCCACCAAATCCACCTAATGCTTCACCTTGAGCAGTAGTCATTGCATCAGCAGTACCATCGTCACCAGCGAAGTCCGTATTAGGAGCTCCAGCAGCGGTAGTTAATGCTTCAGCACCAGTAGATGCTTCACCTGTGTAATGAGATTTCATTGCAAAGATAAGACCTGTAGGACCTGACATTGGTTGAACACCGATAGTGTCATATGCCATTAATTGTGGCATAGTACGACGTACCAATGAAATAAGAACTGGATCCCAGTTATTTACATTGCCACCTGTGACGTTTGCTTCATCTAAAGCAGTTTGTTGATTTTCTAAAAGACGTAGTGTAATTGCACGTTTAGTAGCATCTGTAATTGCAGGTACATCTGCATGCTCCATAACCGGCTGCCACTTATCTTTAATTTCTTCTGATAAAAACATTTTGTTTTCTCCTTATTAAGTATAAATGTTAAGCACCTAAGATGCTTGGTTTATTTGATTGTGAAAGTGAATTGACGATTGCTTGCATAGAAGCACTCATTTCTTCTTCAGAATCACTCACTTCCGCATCTACTGCTTCAGCAATTACTTCCTCTTTCTTTGCTTCAGAAGGAAAGTAAGTTTCCTTCAAAGTTTCTAACTTTTCTGTGTAAGAATCAGTATCCTCAAATACAACACCTTCGGCAAGCGAATTAAGTTTTTCAACTTGTGTCATAGTTAATTCTTCTGAAACTTTGCCAAAAATTTCTTTAGCTGTTGCTTCGTCTAAAGCCTTACGTGCTTCAATGTTTTTATTCATTTCAGCATCTAATTCTTCTTTCAAACCAGCAATTTCTTGTGCTTGCTCATCAACAACATTGAACTTATCCTCTGGGATTTCAATGTAATTTTCTGCAAACAATGTTTGTAGACCGCCAACAAAACCTTCTAAGATTTCATTCTTTAAACCGTTTTGCACAGCAACTTTGTTGTCTTCAACCCACTCTGTAACCATATAGTCTAAGTAACCATCTAACTTAGCAGTAACATCTTCTAACAATGCGTCAGTTTTTGTTGCTAATTCAGCTTCCATCTTATCTTCAATAAGTGCAAGGTTTGCTTTAACTTTTGCTTTTACAGCAGTTTCAAATACTAAAGTGGTACGTGCTTTGAAATCTTCAGTTAATTCTTGGCCGTCAAATAATGCGTCCATATCTTCCTTAACATCTACTTCTAACTCTACTTCTTCTTTAGCAACTTTTTTGTCTTCTTCAACTTCGTCATCTTCGTCTTTGTCATCACCGTCTTCGTCTTCGTCTTCAAATACTTCGACTTCAGCACCAACTGCTGTAATCTTTTTCTTCTTTAACTTAGTCGCTTTAGGCGCTGTGGCTTCAACCACTTCGTCAGACTCTTCGGCAACCATTTCTAGTTTGCCAGACTCCAATAACGCATCAACTTCGGACGCCTCAATTGAAGTATCAGAATCAGCAGTTTCAGAAATATAAAATTCCTTTGCCTCATCTAGAACTAACATTTCGCCAGTTTCTGTTTTTAACTTCATCTTAGGTTCTCCTAATATTATTTTGATTATAATCTTAAATTAGTTTTATTTCTAATTACTATTATTTATAAAACTAATTACTTTAACAAACAACAAAATACTACAATTTACTCATAAAGTCCTCGAAAATACGTGCTTCCAAACCAGTTAGTTTGTTTTTGCTCGTGTTTTCAATTACTTTCTTCATCTCTGCAATTTCATGTTCTTTGATAATTCCGTTGTCCCAAACCCATTCCTTTCCTTCCATAATGCCATTTACAAAAGCATCGGGAGCAGATGGATCTGCTACAATATCTGCGGCAGTAGCAAGGTAAAAATCACTTTGCACTTCCTGAATTCCTTTCTTATTTGCCTTTAACGTTCCCATTCCTCTTGATGAAACACCAAGTTGAGCACCCTCGTTAATCAAATTCTTTACAATATTTCCGTGGGGAGTATTGGTAATTTTTGCTTTACCGACATAATTACTTCCTTCTTTAACCAAAGATGTAATCATATGTGATACACGGTCAAGGTTAATAGTAGGACCATCTGGATGTCCTAACTCACCAAATGCACGTTTTTTGTCAATGTAAGTTTCGGTATAACGTTTAACTTCATTCTCCATAATCGCACCTGGATAGA